GCGGCTACGGTACAACGATTCCGTAGCTACCGGTCCTAAGCGATGACGGCGGAAAGACACTAGGAGCCCGAGCCGACTTCTCGGGCACAAGGGCGCGCCGGGCTAGGGCAACGGTTGAGCGTTTCGGGGTATGCCGGGTCATTCCCGACAGAGACGAGACGGTGCGAGGTCTGATCAACCAAGCGACAAGTCCACCGTTGAGCGGGTTCGACTCCCGCCGCGCCCAAGGAGGCATAAATGAATCCGCATCGCCCGGCATGAGCGCGAGCGGGAAGAGTTAGTCGAATGAAGCTAGTTTAGCTACATATAATTTTATAGGAGGGACGCACTATGAAAGATAAGCAGTATGAATTTAACTTCGATGAGGAATGTGAACGTTCATTGGATGAGTACGATTTCGATGATGACATGGCAACTGAAGATGATTTTGACGATGAATGTGAAGAAGAGGATGAGTACGAAGAAGAGGATGAATTTGATGAAGAATATGACTTCGAAGAAGACGATTTCGAGAATGAGGATAACGTGTGACTTATATAGTTAATGTCGCATGGCTATTGTTTGCGCTTGTTGTTATCTGTTATTGGCTATACTCAGAAATTAGGAGTCGTCGATGAGTGATGAGTTTGACTATTTAACGTCGGAAACTGATAAAAACGTTTTGAAGAATCTGGCGAGCATGGGAGAGCATCTTAAGAAACTTAAGACTAAGATGCTAGAAGCAGAAGCTGCGTATCAACAAGCGAAGAAGGAATACGAGTATTATTCTTCGTCTGTTCTTCCAATGGAGATGTTCAACGCAGGAGTATCTTCGATCGCACTTATGTCTGGTGGCGTGATGCAGTATCAGCGTAAGTTTTTCTGTCAACCTAACAAGAATGCAGAAGATGTCAAGAAGATGGTCGAGTGGCTTAACGCGCATGGTGGTGGTCATCTCATAGAAAAGATGGCCACAGTGGATGGTGCAGCTATCGACAAATTACGAGAGGCAGATGTTCCATACATTGAAAATTGCGCCATAAACACGAATAAACTTAAAGCTTTTTTGAAGGACAAGATTGGCGCCAATGGAGGTAAGGCGCAGATCCAGATTCAGGACATTCCTGCCTGCATGCATTTTCAGGAGTTTGGTTCAGTAGATATTGACGTTTGACACAGGACGTATTATGGCCATAAATGAGGACGAAGCTGTCGTCGCGGCAGTTTATGGTCGTCTATACGCTAGTTGTGTCACGCAGATGCGCATGATCCACGACGCGATAATGTCGCGTCGTGGACGTGGCTTTTCAAGCGATGAAGAGTGCGCAGCATGGGCGCATGAGCACTTATTAGACTTAGTAGTGATAAGTCGCAACACGAGGCAGTATTATTATTTGACGCATCGTGGTGACATCCTTACTAAGCGTGCGTGGATGGAAGCGTATTGTGACGACGTGTTATTCGTGCGCGATGTTGAGACGGTTGATTCACCGCCATCGACGCATAAGTGGATACCAAGAGGTATTCTATATCATGATGATGCGAGAGTAAATGGTGAGCGTCCAGACAGGGATCGTAAGCCATTGTACCATAGGGATTACTTCACACCACCTGGATATTTTGATCCCGTACGTGGTACGTTCAACATAGCGAAGACGTCGCCTGTATTCGCTAAAGAGACTGGTCGCGATACTAGTCACATATATCGCTTCATAAAGGCGATCGCTGGCGAGTGTTACTTACATTTGCTAGCCTGGCTCAGGATGAAGATGATTCATCCAACGATGAAGACGCAAGTCATACCAGTCATCGTGAGCAGGAAGCAGGGGACTGGCAAGACTACGTTCGCTGAAGTGATATGTAAGGGACTATTTGGAGCTGACAATGTATTGGTCACTGATCAATATGACGCAAATAGTAGGTTCAATGCAGATTATGCGGATGCGCTGATCGTCTGTCATGAGGAGAAAGAATATGAAGATAAGCGCAATTCGACTGCGTCGCTTAAGTCGCGGGCAACTGCGACGACTATACGCAAGGAGAACAAGGGACTAGATCCAGTCTATCAAGATTCTTACACAGACTTCATATTGACGTCAAACCGTGACGTACCAGTGAAGTTTGAAGATGACACGGATCAGAGAAGGTTCATGGTCATGGAAGCAGATGAAAACTTCACGCGGAAAACTTCTGTAGAAGCTGATGAAGTATTCACGAAGTTATACGGCGCCGACATAAACCAGATAAAGAAGGGCGTGCCGTTCGTGGAAGACGCTGATTTGATTGCGCAGTTTAAGCATGAGTTGTTCACTAACGAGGAGTTGGCTAACATTGAAGTGCGTAAATTCCCACACACGCCGGCGTATGAGCGGTGTTTCACTATGCCGCGAACGAATGAAGCCACTGAGATTGATTCTATCTTGCGTGCACTGGCGCCATTTATTCGTGCATCATTATTAGCTCGTAAGCTAGTGAGCACAGTAGTATTGAACGAGGGTACTGAACGCGAAGAAGCTGTGACGCTGTCATCTTATCTGCAGACGCCATCCGCGATGCAATGGATGCCGGCTGGCCTTGGTGCCCCAGATTATGTCGCTTTGTGCAGACCACTTGTATTCTTCGATGTACAGACTGGTAAGCCATTCAGTCATGCTGCGACTGAGCGTGCATTGTACGACGCTAATACGTGGTTAGTTCGTGACTATGGCGTCAAGTTGTTGCCGATAACTGCGCCGTTGCCAGGTGGTTTTTTCGGCATTCAAGGTAGACACAGAGCTGCACCGACAGCGCGATTCACTCTCATTGATAACAAGATCGCGGATAGTACTTCTATTGCGCAGATAGCTAAGGTAGAAGTTACTAATTCATCGCAGCGCGTCGGAAAGAGGTTGCGCGTGAATGGTCAATGGCGACCAGATGTTACTGGCGAATATGAGACAGTGAACGAGATGCGTCCAGGAGTTGAGACGCTGGCTGACAAGAGCAAGAACGTTCAGTACATGGACACGTTCTTGCTCGAGGCAGACGAGACGACGCGAAATATCTATTTGCTGGAAGAGCAGCGCATGTTGGCTAATCCGACTATAGTGCACGAAGCTGAACAACTTTTCGCCGAAAGGTTGCGCGTGCAGGCGCACGAAGCTACTCGCCTATTCAACGAGGGTAAGGTGGCGCGCGTAGTGTATAGTGGTGGTAAGTCGTACCACTTGTTAGTGCGCATAGCAGACGCACCGACGACACTCGACGAGTATCGATGGATCCATGCCTCACTGGTACTTGAGTTGAGCGACAAATTGACGTTTGACTCTAGCACGGCTGACCCAGCTAGACTGACTCGTGCACCGATAACGAAGGATAGAGTGTTCAAGTACGGCGACGTAATGGTGCACGGCGTACAGAGATTAGTACACGAAGATTGGTCGCACGTGTATGACTATCAGTGGAGAGCGCTGTACGTTCAATGGTTGAACAGACCACCGGCAGATTATGAGCGCACATTTAATCGTAAACTCTTACCGATGAAGCAGGAATATCGCGACGCGATGAGCGCTCTGCTGCATGGTACGTTCTGGACTGATCCACAGTGGAACGGGAGAAGGCAGTCTTGCTTCTTCCCCGCGTATAGATTGTGCCGAATGCTTGGCTATGCGCACGAACAATTGTGGTCAGATGACGGCATCCTTGATGGGTTGAGTCAATACTATAGGCGTAATGAGATAGAGTATTGGCGCAGTCGTGAGCATTGTGACTTAGTCAATGCAATCGATGCTAGTGTCGATGAATTAGAGAAGGAGGCACAATAATAATGGACGAGTCGCAATTGATGCATGTAGATGATCGCCCCGGTTTAGACGACCCAGTTTGGGCGTATGTCCTCGAGACTAGGTTGCGCCCGTTCATTCCCGCTGTGCGCGCTTGGTGGGCAGCAGCTAAGGAGAGTGAGGTCGACTCAATGGAGACAGGTATCACTGAGTTGACTAGTGATCCACCAGGACTGTATGTACGCTTTACGCGTACGGCTATACGCTCGCCGATTAGGGGTGTACAAGCATTTCCGTTCGTGTTATCTGCAGCATTGCAGATAACTGGTGTGCAGGGTGGCATAAAGAAGATGATCACTCGCGTGTGTGCAGATAACAAGTTTACATTGGACGAGTTCACGATCATCGCTAAATCTAATTTGCCTTCAATCTTTAGCTCTGCGCAGTTCATAGCATTCGTGCCTACGCAGATACTAGAGGAGACTAAGAACCTCGGTGTATGGCTCTACTTCACTAGACAGGAGATAGAGCTACTCGCAAAGGGTGAGACTAATGAGGCTATTCGCCTTAAGGCAATGCTTAAGGCTTAGCACCCGCGATTCTAAATCGCGGGAATACAAGTAACTGGAGGATCGTAATGGGATTGTTACGAAATGAGGAGCAGGCGACACAGGAGCAGGCGACACAGGAGCAGGACTTCTATGACGCGTATGCGGGAATGGGGTGTGAGGATTTTACGCCTGACACTGTTAACACGGCGTATCTGAGCATAGTGCAGCCGAGCTCTGCAGCGGCATCTGAGCAAGAACCGGGTACGTGGCGGAACAGCGCGACAGGTGCCAATTACGGCAAGAAAGTTGAAGTCGTAGTACTCGCTTTCAAGACTGTGTGGACAGAGCGCGACAAGAATCCGCCATATACGACCGTAGGTCGTTATGAGCCGAATTCAATACCTGTTGACGTGGAGTATCCGAAGCCTGGTCAGCGCGGTTTCCCGAAGATGATGAACACGAACACCGGCAACAAGATCGAAGAATTGTTCATCTACGCGTGCATGCTTCCTGATCATCCCGAAGATGGCGTGCTGTACTTTTCTCCGACGTCGAGTAGCATGAAGACGTGCAAGCAGTGGAACTCGATGCTTCGATCGCAGCGTCTGCCGTCTGGTAAACTCGCGCCGAGGTTCGCGTTCTCTTGGATTTTGGAGCTCGATCTGCTACAGAACCCAAAGCAGCCTGGCAATCCGAACGCCAAGATCGCGAAGTTCATTCGCGCTACGCGTGGTAAACTGGTTGCAAAAGATCTGTTCATGTCTTATGTGCAGCCGCAGCTCGAGAGCGCGAATTCGAGTGACGTGATGCTGCTTGCCGCGCCTGAGACGTCTGGCGACGACGAAGAATAATCGCACAAAGAGGGGACTACATTGCTAGTCCCCTCTTTCTTTTGCGAGGTTAACATGTTGACAAATGAACACATACGCATGTATTGCATCTATTGTATGCATTACGATTTAATGCACTGTGCGTGCTTCCTCAACGAAGCATGCACTGATGGCGATCGTTTTTACGACAAGAATGGAGGAGAAGATGAGCGATGTGAACAATTGCGTGTTCAGCGGTAGACTGACGAGGGATGCTGAACAGAAAATACTGCCGACTGGTACGCGGTTAGTTTCATTCGACTTAGCCAATAATACAGGCTTCGGAGATAATGAGAAAGTACTATATGTTACAGTAAATCTCTGGGGCAAGTTAGGAGAGAACATTTTCCAGTACCTCTTGAAGGGTAAGGCCGTAGCAGTATGCGGTAAGTTGGAGATGCAGCGATGGATATCGAAACATGATGACACTGAAAAGACTAAATTGGTACTTAATTGCAATGAGATCACATTTTTGGCATCTGCACGCACAAATGGCATGTATATCAACAAGACGAGTGCCACTGACGTAGACGCATCACCCATTACGGGCAGTGAGGATGTGCCATTTTGATAGCTATAGACATTGAGGTATATGATCCTAACCTTGACACTTTAGGTGATGGGTCAATTCGCAAAGATGGTTCAGTATTGTGCGTGGGTCTGTTTGACGGTAGCGATTATGTTTGCTGCGTGCCTGACGACCCACGTCTTCCTGGGTGGCTAGCTAGCACAGAAGAGAAAATCTTCCATAATTCAGTGTACGATGTGCCATGGTTAGTGTGCGGCTTAGGTTTTACCGTGAATGGTACGTTGCATGACACGATGACACGTGCAGCTATGCTAGATCCATATGAAGATTTGGACTTAGATAGTTGTTGCAAGCGCTATGGCATTCGTGGGAAGAATGCTGCAGATACCATTGAAGCATGGTTCAATGGCGTGCGTGCACGGTGGGGATTAGTCGGCTCGTTATGGGACAATGCGGACGTTATCTGGATGCACCCAGAGGGACGTAAGCAGATGATTCAATACAATGAGCAAGATTGTCGTGCGACGTACGCACTATTCATGGCGCAAGAGAAGCGCATGGCAATGCATAAAGAGGCTTATCAACTTGAGTGTGACTTGCAGCCGCTAATCTTGGAGATGAAGCGTAATGGCATTGCAGTTGACGTCGTGGCGAGGGATAGGTTCACCGCTCAAATAGAGCAAGAGTTAAATATAGCTGAGTCGAGATTGTCAACTGTATATGGTATCACTAGAAGTATGATTGCCTCACCTAAACAGTTGACCAAGGCTATGAATGACATTGGTGTCTATAGTCCAGTATTGACTGCTACTGGTGGCCAGTCATGGTCGGCACAAGCGCTAGATATGATTGATCATCCATCGATTGAGCTGATCCAGCAAGTCAAACGTCATCAGTCATTACTTAGTAAGTATTTATATGGCTCATTGACTACTGCAATAGTCAATGGTCGTATACACTGCACATTCTCACCGAATAAGAGAGACGAAGGTGGAACGATCACAGGACGCTTTGCGTCTTTTAAGCCTAATCTGCAGAACATTCCTGCGCGACAAGAGAAACACGGACAAGAAATGCGGTCAATGTTCGTTCCAGATATTGGGTGCATGTTATTGGCCATAGACTACTCTCAGATAGAATATCTGTTGCTTGCGCATTTTGCACAAGGTCCACAGGCTGAATGGTTCAGAGAGCAGGCCCGTGCAGGCATAGATTTTCATAATGTCGCTATGTCCATTACTGGTATAGATAATCGGGACATGGTTAAGCGCCTAAACTATGGCGTCATCTACGGTATGGG